TCATCAGGGCGTGATCCAGGGCTGGGGCAACAACACGGATCACAAGCCCGAGTGGACTTGGAGTTTCGCGTTTCCCACAGGTTGCAGCCCTATACCGTTGGGGGGCTTCGCGCCCTATTTGACTGGGATAAATGTCTGTCAGTACCAGTCGGTGATTCACGATCTCATGTCGTTGTGTTGGATCGCGGCGACGATCTTCGGCTGCACGGCGATGGTCTACCGCGCTTTGAATGCGGGGTGAGCTATGCCATTGCTTGGTGCGCTGATTCAAACCTTGCTGGTGTCCCTAGGTGGGTTTCTGCTTCGCCTGTTTCTCGCGCGGCTCGCGCTTCGCATTGCCGGCGTCGCCGCCATCGTGGCAGCGGGTGCAGCGCTGATGGTCACGTACAACGCCATCGTCTCGCCGCTTGTGCAATCTGCGTTCAATTCGCAATACGGGCAAGTCCTTGGCCTGGCGTTCCCGCCGGTGTCGGGAACGTGCATGGCCGCGCTCGGGGCGATCTGGGCAGCTTGTGGTCTGTACTCGCTCAATCGACGGGCAGTGCAGTTGACCTCCGCAGTCTGACGTGTCAGGTGTCTACTCCGTCGAAGGAAAGCTGGGCACCGGCAAAACAAAGTTTGTCGTGTGGCAAGCGCAGATGGCCCTACTCGATGGGCTTCGGGTTGCGTCGAACGTTGACCTTTTTCTCGACAAGATCACGCCCAAGCAGCGTTCCACTTTCATGCGCTTGCCCGACAAGCCCACGGTGCATGACCTCGACGCGATCGGCAAAGGCAACGACGACAAGAAGTATGACGAAGAGCGCTTCGGCATCTTGATTCTTGACGAGCTCGGCACATGGATGAACGCGCGCAGCTTTCAGGACAAGGCGCGTCAGCCGGTGCTGGATTGGTTGATCCACGCGCGAAAGAAGCGCTGGCGGGTTTACATGCTGGTTCAGAACTCTACGATGATCGACAAGCAAGCGCGCGAGTCGTTGATCGAGTACCAGTGTAACTGCCTTCGCCTGGACCGCGTGAAGATTCCCTTCATCGGCGGCATGATCAATGATCTGTCAATTTCGATCTTCGGCAAGAAGATCGCTCGCCGCTGGGGCTATCTCCCGCGCATGCACATTGTGGCCGCTCGTGTCGGCGAGGGGACCAATCGGTTCATCGCGGAGCGATGGATTTATCGTGGCGATCACCTCCACGCCTGCTACGACACGGAACAGACGTTCAGTAGCGACTACCCGCACGGAGCGCACTGCGTCATTCCACCGCTCGGGTGGGTGCCGGAAAAGGATTTTTGGGCAAAGCTTCGTGAGCGGATGGCCGTCGCGCTGAGGAAGCGCGAGCGCGGGGTTGCGCAGCGACCCCCGCTTGCGCGACCGAAGCGCGTGGTCGAGTTGCTTCGATACCTTCCACCGGATGAAGCTCTACGCCACTTCCGCCGACTCGAAGGGATGGGCCTGCTGTGACCGGGCGCGTGGTCGTTGCAACACGCGGTTCCGTGCTCGCGGACCCGCGCGACGTTGCCCGCTTGGAGCTGGTCAAGTGGTGTGCGTTCTCAGCAATGCTGCTCGATCACGTTGACCTCTGGCTGTTCGGTCGGCAGCTTGGGCTCAACGTTGTTGGCGCTTTCGCGTTCCCGGCGTTCGGGATCTGCTTCGGTCTTGGCCTGGCGCGTGCCGGCGACCCGTTGCGGGTCGCTCAGCGCCTCGTGGCTCCGGCTGTTGTCGCGCAAGTCGCGTGGATGGTTCAGTACCCGGAGCACCCGGCCAACGTGTTGCTCGTCTTCGGCCTGTGCGCTCTTGCAGCGCTGGACTGGCAGCCGCGATGGGTGCGCTGGTCCAGTTGGGGGGTGGTCATCGTCGTGGCGGCTCTCGTCGGCGAGGGCGGGGCTTTCGGGCCGCTGTTCGTTTTGGCGGGGTTCGCGGCCGGCCGTCAAAGGTGGTGGCCGCCGCTGGTGGCCGTTGCGGGTCTCTGGATGGCCCTGCAAGCATCGATTGGCGCGGCGCTGGCCTTCGGGGTGATCGCTACGATTCCTGCGCGCCTGGGGGCCATTCGGCGCGTGCGTGGCCTGTTGTCATGGGGCTATGCGTTGCACTTGGTGGCCCTTGCAGCCCTGGCGCTCATCTTGCGTTCTTGAAAGCGCGTGTTGGGGTGTGCCGGCTACGCCGGCAGGGGCGAAGCCCATAAACCACGATTCGGGCGGCGACAGCCGCCGCCCTGGCTCGGCCCCGCAGGGCGAGCTTTCACGGTAGGATCAGTTGCCGCCCGGTCTGCGTAAGTTGACCGTTCTATACATTGTCATCAGTTGGTCAGTACCGGCCGCACCCAGGGCAGCGACGCTTGCCCCAAAGAGCGCGAGCATCGCCACCACGCCGCGACTCCGCTTGAGTTGTGGATTTCCAGCGCGAGCCAATTCGACCTCTCCTACGACCTCCGCGACGTTGGTCGCGCCGATTAGCTCGGCCATGAGTGCGACGTAAGCCACGGGGCAGGGGCGTTTGCCGTTGCGCCACTCGCTGACGGTTCCGCTGGCAGCGCCAATCGCGAGCGCCAGTTTGTTTTGACCCCCGCACACGTGGGCCGCTCTGTCAATTAGGGTTTTCTGGTCCATGGGTGCTCACCTTTCTGTGAGTACACTCGGCTCCACTCACAATCCTGTGAGCATCAGACGGAGCCGATCAAATGTCCATCCGAATCACGGTCAAGTCCGCCGATGTGCGCCAGCGCACGAAGAAGGCTACCGGGGAAATCTTCGCCAACGAGCAGACCGCCTACGCCTGGTTGCTGGACCGCAACGGGAAGCCCGAAGAGTACCCCACAAAGATCACCCTCACGCATTGGATGCGTGACGGTCGGCCGGAGCGGGAGCCCTACCCGCCCGGCGAGTACACGCTTCACGCGTCGTCTTTCACGGTGGGCGACTATGGCGCCATCGAATGCTCCCCCCGCCTCGTCCCCGTCGCGGCGCAAGCAGCGGCGCGGGCGGCTTGATCGGCTCCGGCGGGGGGAACCCTCATGGACGCTCAGATCGGGCTGCAGGCCGCTGTTGCAGCGGCCATCGCGGGCATGGCTGCCCGCCAGGTTCTGCACGATGCTGCCGGCGACGACCCCGAAGTCGTGGCCGTGGTCATCGAAGCCAAAACTTCACCGCACGGCGCAACGGTTGACTTCGAGTACCTGAATCGGGCCGGTATGGCGGTTGGGGGGGGGTCGCTGTGAGCCGCCGCGAGAACCGTCTATGGCTCGGTGAAGGCGAGCCGCCACCGGATAGTGCGCGCGTGCGGTGGGTCCGCGATCCGAGTGAGCTGGAGCTTTCCGTGCCCAGTGGTAGGGGCATGCGGCACTACTGCGCCGACCTCGGCGGCGTGGCCGGGTGCGCTCGTTGTGGCGGCCGAGGTTGGTTGAGAGCGGATCGCGGTTGGCCGGTGAAGTGCTTGGAGCTTCACGAGAAAAAGAAGGCGGTGCGCGTATGAGCGCGTCGCAGTTCTTTTTCCTTGCGGCGCGTGCTGTGAAGCGTGCAGAGGCTGCGCGTGACATGGGGGACAACGAAGCGTGGCGGCGGTGGACTGAGGCTGGCGATTTCTGGCTTTTCTGCGCGGAGCGGTGGTGGTGAGCGCGAGCGCAGCGAGCGCTGGGCTTGTCCCATCTAAAACAAGTCTCGGAGAGACTCGTTTCTTCAAGTCCTTTGGGTTCGTCGACTACCAAGCCCGCATCAGCCGCATGCGTCAAGCGTTGTGGGGCGCGGCGACGTGGTTCTCGAATGTGATGCACCGGCCGCGCGGGCATCGGCCCTATGTGGCCTGGATGGTGACGTTGACCTATGCACGAGCTGACGGCTGGGTCCCGAAGCACATCAGTGAGGCTGTGCAGTTGTTCCGGCGTTGGTGTGAGTCGCGCGAGCTGCCGTGTCATTACACCTGGGTCGCCGAGATTCAGGACGGCAAGCGCAAGGACTTCGGTCCCGGGCGTGGAGCGGTGCATTACCACTTGGTGGCTTGGCTCCCGGTCGGTGTGGCAATGCCGAAGTGGGATCAGGTGCAGCGCATTAGCGGTCGCACGAAGCGCGTGTTGTGGCCGCACGGCATGACGGAGCGGGACGTGTGCCGCACCGGCATTGGCTACCTCATGAAGTACGCCAGTAAAGGGCAGAACTGCGATGGCTTCAAGTTCCCGCGTGGATTGCGCGTCTATGGCATCGGTGGCCTTGACGCTGAAGGGAAAGAGCTTCGGCGGTGGCTCGGCTTGCCCGAGTGGGCGAAAAGGCTGCATGGGGTTGGCGAGCTGTTCCGCGTCGCCGGTCGTCTTGTGGTGCGGTCGACAGGCGAAGTACTTGAGTCTCCTTGGGTTCGAGAGGCAGTGCGAGGGGGTTTCTTCATGCGGCTCGTGCGACCGATGGAAGCGAGATGGTTCTCCGGGCCTTACTCGTTGATCGGGGTGGAGCGATGAGTGTGCGTCCGGTGTTCATCTTGTGGCTCGGCTTGTCGCTGATGCTGCTGGCGTTCGGTGGCTGCGCGGTGTTCGAAGAAAGCGCGTGTGGCGCGGAGATGAGCTACCGAAACGGCATGTGCGAGGGCTTCGATGGCTTTCGTTACGTGCGTGTTGCGCCGCGTCATTGGGTCCCGGGAGCTCGCTCATGACCTTCGATCCATCCAATGTCGCGCACATCGGTCAAGCGCTCGTGGTGATCGGCTACGCGTTCTGCTTCTTCAATGGGTTGTCGTTTGGCCTGAGGTTCGCGTGATGGTTGACGCGGCAACGCTCGGGGCGATCTTCGGCGGCGCCGTCCTCGTGTGGGTCGGTGGGCTGACTGTCGGAATTGCGATCGGCTGGGTGAGGCGCATCCGTGACGTTGCCTAGGCGCTCAAAGAAACTTCCCGCGAGGCGTGGTGCACCGCGCGGGAAGACCTCTAACCGCACCGTGGAGCAAAAAGCATGGAACGTGCTTCTCTCGTTCGCCGTGCCCGCGATGCTGGGCTGGCTCTCTCGATCCTGGCAGCGAACACGCTGGCCTTGGCAACGCCGACCGACCCGTTCGACACCGCCGTGGACAATGTGACCACGAAAGTGGAAGCCTACGGCGCGGCGCTGGTGATCCTCGCCGCTGTCGGCGTGGTCTTCATGATCGGCATCAAGTACGTCAAGAAAATCCGCGGCGCGGCCTGAGTCGTGGACAGGCGCGGCGTCATCACTGCTATCGCGGTAATGGTTGCCGCGCTCTGTGTCGCTTCGCTCTCGGGTGTTGCGGTGTCTCAGCGTAGGCAGGTGAACGAACTATGCTCCGTCTACTCGGTCTGCTGATTGCGTCGCTGCTATTCGCAAGCTCGTCGCACGCGGCGTTTACGCCGCAGCAGCTGTACAACCCGGCGACTGCGTATCAGGGTGTGTGCCCGACTGGGTACTACTCGGCGTCCCAGGCGACGGTCTGTTGTCAGGCGCTGAACCCTAACCATACGTTCTTCACACAGTCCCAGCGCTGCGGTACGAATCTAGAGAACTCATACATCAATGGAACCCCGTGGTATGAGTATTCGTCAGGTCAATGCCCCGCGCACTCGACATCGGTTGGAGGCGGGCAATGCGCGTGTGAGAGTGGCTACCTGCAGACCGGCGCGCCCGGCGCCGAGACGTGTGTGGCGGACACGAACAATTGCGGCGCAGGCGGTCCAGGGTCGCCAGTGCCAGGGGAAGGTAGCGGGTCGCGGATCATCAACTACACGGCCGGTTGGGGCCGCACGCCTGTTCCGAACAGTCCGCTTGCGATCGACTATCACTATCCAGAGGGCAACCTGTGTTCGAACTCGTGTGAGTACATCCCCGGCGACGTGAGGGGGTGCTACAGGTCGCAGGAGCAGGGGCCAAACGGCATGTATCGCGTTTCGTGTGACCTCGTGGGCACGTCCACGGGCAATCCTTGCACTATGCCGTCTGACGGGGCTGCGAACCCGCAGGCGCCTGAGCCCGAGTGTGCCGGCGAAATCATCGAAGTTCCAAATTCGGGGGGTCGTACGCTTTGTGTCATCTTCCCTGGGGGCACGCCCGACACGCCGAGTTCGAGCCAGGACCCCGAGGTTTTTGGGAACCCTGGCGCTGGCAACGCGCCGTCGACCGGTAGCGGCTCGGGTACTGGCCCAGCGCGCACGCCCACGTCTGGCGAGGGCGGTAACGAGGGCGGCGGGTCAGGTGCCGCAGCTCCGTCCACGGACTACGCAGGTCCCGGCGGCTTGGGTGGTGGCGGTGAAGGCGGGTCGTCTTGCGGACTTCCAGACACGGCGCCTTGCAAGATCGATGAGACCGGCACGGGGACCGGTGAAGGGGCGTTTGATGGCAAGAGCGGCGAGCTCGATGCCGCGAAGAGTGGTCATCAGGGCGTGATCCAGGGCTGGGGCAACAACACGGATCACAAGCCCGAGTGGACTTGGAGTTTCGCGTTTCCCACAGGTTGCAGCCCTATACCGTTGGGGGGCTTCGCGCCCTATTTG